CGAATAGAGAAAGCAAATTGGCTTTGCACTGCAGGATTATCTACATAAGCAAGCACTTGTAAGCGTGCCTTATCTTCCGCAATTTCTGCTAACTTCTTCTTAGCGGTAAGTTCAGCCTTAGCCAGTGATTTCTCACTTGTAATACCACGCTTATAGGATGCAATGAATGCCTCTTCAAAACCTGTTGATTTGAATTGCTTACGAATCTTAATCATCTCAGCAATAACCATAGGCTCGCGTGATAGACGTGCGTTAGCATTACCTAGCCAATCCCAACCCCACTCCATCAAAGATGCTGTGTAGTTACCTGAGTCTGAAATTGATACAAGTTGTGGCCCTACGATGTAATCGGGCAGGTCTACATTGTTTGTTGGCAGATCATCTAGTCCAAGGTTTCCTGAGATTTGGTATGAACCTGTCTCTGGGTCCAATGAACGGACTTTGCTAAGCAAGTTCTCGTTAAGAGTTATGCCATCACGTTTAACAAACAACTGCTTTGCTGCATCATAGATACGCTGTGCGTGCTCTGCCTGACTAGCACCACGCTCTTCAATACGAGCCTGTGCCATAATCTTTGGATTGTCTTTCATCCAGTCCATAATTTTAATGATAGCTTGTCTTTCGCCTTGTGGTGTAGAAGCAAGATTTGCTACTGCAATACCACCAAGGCTATCATTCGCGTAATAACCAATACGCATAACCCAAGCAACGAGAGATGCTTCGTTAATAACATCTGGCTTGATTTCGTCAAAGCCCTTTTTACCCTTAGCACGTCGGAATCCAGCACCCATATCGTACTTAAGTTCAGCTGTGCGAACTTTGTTTTTACGAGTATGAGCAATAGTCTTGCTGTACTGGTCAACGCCAGTAAACGCGTTGCGTCCACCTTCAACAACATCTGCTAAAGCATTGTCAAGATCTCCGTAAAGAATCTGTTCTGATAGTAACTCACGGTCTTCTTTAGTTAACTTGCTAATACCAGTGCGCTTATAGAAACGTGCCATCTTGCCTTCATTAAGGGCTTGTGCAGTTATCTGACGAATTTTTTTAATATCCCCTGCGGCAACATCAATAGCTTTTGTGTAGTTTTCCGCTTCAGATTTATTAATGAAACGCATCACTCCACCAAGTGGATTAGCTGCACTCTTTTGGAAATCTGTTAAACCCTTTTCCATTGGACGTGCAGTACGCAAACGAGTTGATAAACCTTTACCGGTTGCTAATCCCCAGGGAGATTCACCGATTGCAAGGTGTACTAACAAATCTTCTGTTGCATTACGAAGAGCATATCGAGGTCCAGCTAAAGTAAGAAATGACCAGTATCCAGTCATCTTGTCAACCCAGTCTGAATGAGCAAAACCAAACATACGTTGTACAAGACCAGAACGTGCAGATAGTCTGTCAATATCTTTGACGCTTAGTGTAGTTACAAAGTTAGAGAAGTCAGACGGAATAAGACCGATTGATTCACCGTCAGGAAGCATTGATGGGTTGTATCCATCTGCGTTACGTGCTGCATAAATAGCGTTGGTTTTGCCCAAAGCTTTTTGTGCAACTTCACGGGCTTCCTTAGTAGCACTAGCGCCACGAATGTCAAGAATAGTTCCTTGTAGGCCATAGAAGATTTCTTTCTTACGACCAATTTCAGAGTTGTCAAAAGCCTGTGCAATTAATTTTGACTCACGTTGTGGCAAAGTAAGACGGGCTAACTGATAGATTTTAGTACTAGCATCTTTTGCTGTGACATCAAGTACGTCACCATCAAAGAATGGAATGTTCTCAAAGCGGCGCTTAAAGCCATCAATACGCTTTTGCACCATTGCTGTAGAAAAACGAGCTACGCCTCTAGACTTTGAATCAGCCTTTACGATATCAGAGATTGTTTTCTGACCGTTAATAATAGTTTCAGCAACTCCATCATCAGTAGCTGGAGCACCAAAGAATAGATTATCTACAAACTTAGGACCGATACGATCTAGGTCAAATACTTTATTTGCAGTAGTAGCAATGTTTACACGTGTTTGACGTGCTAAGTCAAGGCGTGGCATTAGAACGCGCTTGCGCCCTACTGAACCCTTAAAGATTTCTTCTGTTTGCTTAGCATTCTGGAAGAAAGCCTTTGCGGTCAAAGCATCAGTTACTGGTACTTCTGCTTTAAGAAATGAGTTAACAACTGCTGGACCAAATTCAGGAGCAATACGCTTTAAGTTGTTTGTAGCAGCAACTGCTTCTACTGTGTTTCCAGCTGACTTGGCTTTGTTCAACTTATCAAGTTCAGAACCATATGTGTTCCAGAAGTTTGTTACTTTTGGATTTGCAAATACTTGTTCTACTTTGTTCTGCCCGATAACAATATCAAGAGCATACTTCTTTGCATCCCAAGCACGTTTTACTTTACCAAGAACAAGCGTTGGATCCGCAAGGATTCTCCACGCAGCATCAATAGTTCCAGAGACAGGTTTGTAGAAAAGACCTGAGCCTTCAAGTTGTCCTGGCAAAACTGCATTTGCTACGTCACGTCCAGGTGAATACTTTGCTGCATTGATAGAATCAAGAACATCTTGAAATCCTGAAGCATCAAGCTCGCCTGACTTGTATCCCTTTTGAGCGACACGTGCCACTTGCTTTTCTTCTTCAGTTCCTTCAGCAACAATCTTATCTAGACCTTCGCCAGATGCAATACGAATCGCTACATTTACTTGAGCATCACCATAACGTTTGCGTGCTTTTTCAATTCTGTTTGGATCAAAGACTTTATCGCCTTTATCATTAGCAACATCCCAAGCATTCTTGAGTCCAGATAGCCCCTTAAACTGGGTTCCTTCTTTTTGCTTCTCAAGAGCATTAATATCAAGACGGCTAAAACGATAAGCACGTGTGGTCAAGTCAGATAATTCTTGAAGACCAGTAAGAAGTGCTCCACCTGTATAATGCCAAGTTGTTCCAAGCCATCCACGAGAGTCAGGAGAATCTCCTGCAACTTGCTTAAGGGCTTGTTGCTGTGCTGGAGTTTTAGAGTTATATGCCTGTGTTGCAACATTTGATGGGAGGTTGCTTAGTTCTCTATGAACTCCAAGAGTTTTATTGAGAGCTTCAATCTCTGCGCGTTCAGCATCACTTAAACCGGCAGCAAACGCTGCTGCATTTAAGTTATCAGCCATTAGTCACCCCGCGCTAACGACTGTTGGTATAAAATTCCAATTTCACCTGTACTGTCAAATGGTAACATTTTAGCCAAAGTATCTGAAGTTTTAACCGTTTGCTTACTCATCATAAGAACTTCTGGACCCGGACCTGCTCCTCTTGTAATACCTGCAGTAATAGGTTCATCAGGACGCTGTGATGGTGCGTATAATGGTGTAACTGTTTCTGTTGCCGCTGCACGTACTTCGGATGCTGCTAGACCTCGTACTTCACCAGTTTTAGCAAGTGGAGCGCCTGATTGAATAGCTGCTGTGTCTACACCTTCTCCATAGGCAATAGAACCCATCTGCAAATTATCGGTACGTGTTGAATATTTTCCAGGACCTGCAGGACCTGCCAATGGATTCATTGGTGCTGTTGTCATCGGTCCTCCTCTAAAGTCTCTAAGTCTTGCGCCATCTGCTCCCACGCCTGATTAGTTTCAGTCTTGTGGTTAGCGTGATAAACGCTTAATTCATATAATGATTCAAAAAATCCTGATGCAACTTGCGATAAGTTATATGCAGTCTCTGCAAGTACTACTACCAAATCAGAAGAGCGTACAGGACGACGAACTTTATTATTGTCCATTGTCCTATACGCCTTCCACTAAATTTGTTAACCCTTTTTAGTCTTCTTGCCTGGACGGCCTTTTGCCATCATTCCGAAAAATACCTTGCCACCTGCTGGCTTAGAGGTATCCATCTTGCCTTCCTTCGGCTTTGCCATTGGTGCGGCTGCGCGTGATCCTTTGTTCATATTTACACCTCCCTCGCTTAAGCTGCGCCGGAAATACCGGCTAGTAGTTGAGCTATATCTGGACGTTGACCAGCAGCAGGGGCCTGACCACCTTGTTCTTGTGGAGGTTGCGCTGAGGCTGGGGCGGGGGCCGCACCTGCCGCTGGAATCTGTTGCTCCATACCTGGTGCCATAGGTTGCATCTCTGGTGTTGGTGCTGGTTCTGGTGCAAATGCTTTTTCAATAATGTTTTCTAGGGCTTGTCCCTTTTGGCGACCTTGGATAACAGTTGCGATACGACTGATAATCTCTGAAGGGTCTTGGCCCTGCGCCGCGAGAGCCGGTATTGCCTGTGCATACTGAGCAACAGCAACACGCAAAGAATCGCGCATCTCTTCAATGTCAACACGTTGTTCCTCTTGTGTAACGTTAAGGTCCATTGGAATCTCACGACGTACATAGTCACGTGAGACAAGTTTATCTGAACGCATTTGTAGTAAAGCAATGATGGCGCGGTTAGGATCCATACCGGACATAATGCCGTAACGGACATCTACGCCGTACTCGCCTTTAATGTCGCGTGATGGGATGTACTTAAGTACGTAAGGTGTTCCATCATCAGAACCCTTGATAGTTTTTGGAATACCACCAAAGATTTTTTCATCTGCTTCAAAACAGATAGCGCTAAGTTCTTGGAACATACGAGCAAACTGTGCTTGTGCTGCCTTAATCTGTGTATCAAATCCAGCTTGTAGCGCTTGTACACCGCGACCAGTAACAACGGAAGCATCAATGTTACCAGAGCGAGACTCTGGATAACGAGCACCCATACGAAGTTCGCGCTCTAGAACACCGGATTCAGTAAAGACTCCAGCAGGTAGTTCTAGCGGTACGCGACGAATGCCTTGTGGATTAGCAGAACGCATAATAGCGTCTGGTCCAAGTGCAAGTTCTTGTACATCTTGTGGAATAGCAATAGGTGCTTGAATAGATTTCTCAGCAGCTTGAATCTGCAAAATAGCAAAGCGAGCACGAGCAAGTTGTACTGAGAGCACATCATCAAATTGACCGCGTGCTTCTCCATCAAGAGATGAACGCATAATGACAGATGCC